ACTGAACAAAAGCTTTTCGGTTTCAGACCGATATTCGGTCATCACTTCGATAAGCTGATAGTTCATATATTCTTGAACACGCCGTGCCTGCTTCTCACGATCATCGGTAACAACACCCCAGATCTGTGTTTTGACCGGACCCTTGGCTGGCATGATTTCTTGAATCGTCTGCGCCTGGAACCGTACCACGGCTTCGGAAAGCATCGGATGGAATACCCCGCAGGCTCCAGCCCACGGGGTAGTACGGTCTTCGATCTCCAGACCTAGCTGGTCGAGACCTTCCTTGTACGTTTCTTCCCAATCCGAACGGCTGCTCTTGTCGGAATCGAACATCCCGATACAGTCGAGTGCCAGGGTACGAAGTTCGTCATCATCAACATACTCAGCCAGATTGGAATCGAATTCTTCTGCTCCGGCACCCATGAGATCTGCCATGGGATCGAAATCAATCTCAACGCCACCGTCTTCCAATTCCGTAATCAAGGAATCGCCAATAGGCATTTCCTCTTCTGCAACCATAAGCCCTTCAGGACTCATCTCGAAATCGTCTTGATCGAAAAGCCCGTTAAGGGGTTTATCTATAGGCATACAAGATCTCTCTGCGGCATGGTTGCTCCATCACACAATGACGATATACACCGGCTTAGTCAATAATAGTCTGCTTTGCGCCCTGGAATCAACTCGTCCATCGGATAGTCGCTATTCATACTGATAAAACCACCCTGCCTGAATCTTATAAGTGCTTGCGTAGACGAATCTACAAGATCATCGTGGTCGCCGTAAGGAAATGCCGCAAACTGTTCTATCACTTCTTCGGCCCAACGCTTTTTCGGAGCATAAACGTGCCCACTGAAAAAGAGATCCGATACAGCATTCACCCTGGCAACCTTGTCCTTGCCCCTACCAGGCGTGTATTCCGCGACAGGGATTCCAATTCTGCGAAGCTCGAAAATCAAAGGACTACCCGCCGCCTTCGCTTCCACGATAAAAGCATCGGGTTCGTATTCCTTGTACATCTCATACGCACGGACCTTCAGATCGGGAAACTCTAGACGTTCCTGCAACGCATCCAACAAAACAATTTTTGCATGACCATCTTCCGTATAGAAAACGCCCCAGGTCGTGCAAGCACTGTAATCGGCTGTTTCCTTCGCAAGAAATGCCGTATCCCAGGATTGGATCACAAACTCGCAGTTCGGCGGATCTTTTTCCGTCCATTCCTTCCACCACTCCCGTTTGATGAGTGCGCCTTCTTCGGAAGTCGGATCTTGCTGATACTGAGCACTCCACTTCGGAACCGGAAGCTCTGCTCTCAGAGACTCAAGCTGATCCAGGGGCCAGAATCCAGGCCATAGCGGTTTACCGCTTGGAAGGATCGCAGGCAGTTCGATAATTTCCCACTCGTCAGAACCGCCTCTTTCGATAGATGCCTTCAGAATGCTGCCCGTTAGATCCTTGGTTGACCAACGAGTCATCACCAAACAGATAGCCCCACCAGGCTGCAACCTCTGGCGAGGACCGGAAGTGTACCACTCGTAAGTTTTGTTGTAGACATCGGGATCGTTCAAGGCCGCTTCCTGCTCAGAATGCGGATCATCCACAATCAGGATATCCGCACCCTTACCAGTTACCGCACCACCAACTCCGATAGCGAAGTAGTCTCCTTCCTTGTTCGTGTTCCAGCGTCCAGCAGCTTTCGAGTCCACACTAAGCGCGACACCCGGAAATATCTTGGAATAGTCGTTAGATCCAACAAGGTTACGAACTTTACGTCCGAAACCAACAGCAAGTTCCGCTGTATGAGCAGTTTGAATTACCTTACGATCAGGAAACTTCCCCAGATACCATGCAGGAAAGAGATGTGAAGCAAACTCAGACTTGGTGTGACGCGGAGGCATGTTGATGATAAGCCGCTTCAATTCACCACTCGCTATACGGTTAAACGCATCTGCCATGACACGGTGATGATTACCTTCGATAAACGCAGGCCAGACCTCTTTGACAAATGCCAGAAAGTCATCATTAGATTCAGCGCGTACACGGGCATCCGCCAACTCATCCAGAAGAATGAGTATCTCGCGCTTCTCACCAGGGGGCAGCGTATCAAGCTGCCCAACTACAGTTTCGATATCCACTTTCAAAAATTACACAAAAATTTTTCTCCAGAAAAGAGGGGGGCCTATTCCTGAGAAAAAATCCCCCTTACTAGTACTAGTATATACTAGCTAGTAAGAACTAGACCAGATACATACTAAAAAACAAAAAACCTAGATTAAACCAGCTAGATAGAATCTATGTACCACGAAAACGAAAATGACACGTTTGAGAACGTACTTCCGAAGTACGGGATCACGCCAGAAGAAGAAGTGGTGGTCAACAAAGCCGTGATCGCATACCAGATTCACAAATTTAAAAATAGAATCGTGCGAGACAAGAATGAAAAATGGTCCAGCGAAGATTATCTGGAAGCATATCCAGAATATTTCGAGAGACACGGCAATAATAAACTCAGATCGAAAGGAAAAACCGCTTCAGACATCATAGATGACTACTTCATCGAAAAAGGTGAAGATACAAACAACAGACGTTGGTATAATTTAGTAAGATGTGTTATAGCAATAGGTGAACATATAGCAAAATATGAAATGCAGTTCTAGAACGTGCAAAACTGTGTTTATTGCTCCCGGGTGCGCCGCCGGAAAAAAGGGGGGGCCGGGGGGGCGGGGTCAGACTCCTCCGGCCATTCGGAAAAACTGGGAGCCAGTTTCGACACTCGACCGGACCAGCTTCACCGGTCGCCGGTGGTCAGTTCGCCGGTACGCCGGTCTAACCCTCATGAGGGTTAGTGCTGAAAAGGTCACGTCGTATCGAGTCGATTAGGGGTATCAGGAAGCCGTTAAAAAAAGCTTCAAGTCGGTCCTTGATTCGATTAAATTTCCTGTGTAGTTCAGTTGCTTGCCCGACCGCCTCGCGGGGTCCGGTTGACCCCAGGCTCGTAAGAGTCGGTCGAGCTTCCGAACTACGGGACAGGCTGATTGACATACTTGCTGACGGACTTCACTGGCCCGCTCATTCTCTGCTAGGAGCGGCGGACCAGAGGCCAGCAAACCAAGGACTCAGATCAGGGTGCTATCACACGCTGAGGGAAACCCTCATGAGGGTTTCCGCACTGATCAACTTGATTGGGAAGACGCTCAGGTCCGCCTAGGAGCGGACGACAATATGAGCACGATTTCATTTCCAGAAGTACCCGCGAAGGACGTAGGACTAGTTGACGCCGTAACCGCAAGACTGACCGGCGTCGGATCGAATGTTGCCAAGGTGAAGGACTTAGGCCCAGAGGTTACAGACGCGAGCAAGGAAGTCTCTGCTTGTGTCTTTGGTGCCCTCAAGGAAGCCACCTCTGGCAACATGGGAAAAACCCGTTTCCAAGGGTTAAACGAGCAGGTTTTCCTAGCGACTTTTGAGAACGTGAAAACGGAATCAGAGGAGTATTGGAAAACGCATCAGGCACACCTTGAAGCTAAGGGGTGGACCTGGACAGATAGGCAAGACGACGGCCGCACCATCAAGGGTTTCAGGTCTGCTTGTTTGGATACTGTTTCCAACCTACGGATAAAAATGGTTTGGATCTCGTACGCGTTCGGTGCTGGAACGATCAAGACGCCGGAAGGTGTTGAGATTGATTTCAGGCGAGACGCTTGGAATTACATCAAGCAACCGGACGCGACTCTCCACGGCGTTTATAAAAGCTGTGAGGAAATGCTCCTGACCCATTGCCTACCGAACCTCAGCCAGCGTTTCAGGCTGAATGATTTAGATAGCGATGGCGATCCAAGAACGGACAAGGACGGTAAGAAAATTACCGTTGAATATTCGTTCACGAGTTCAGAGGACATGGACTCGTATCAGGACCAACTAGCAGAAGTTGAGGAGCTAGTTGAGGACGGGTTCGCGGCCTATTCAGAAGTAACCGAAGCTCAGGAACTTCTAGGTCGTATGAAAGAAGCGATGGTGAAAAGCTTCAAGGATCAGGACGCTTTCAAGGGCCTGATAATTGACGGCCGATCCATTGCGAAGATCAGGAAGCTAGAAGCGGCGGCGACTCGCGAAGCTGAGGAACTCTTGAGAAGTGCTGAAGAGACCGCAGCATCAAAAGCAGTTGCTGAACTTCTAGAGAACGGGGCCTCAGTTGCTGAGGTTCAAGCGGCATTAGAGATAGTCCGCGAAGCACAAGCTGAAAAAGTTTCAGCGTAACTTTTAAATCACTGTAGTTAGAGCGGAACCCCAATCAAGGCACGATAGAAAAAACCCCGTTCCCATTCTGGGAGCGGGGTTTTTTTTTGCCTGTAACCCTCATGAGGGTTAGTAGGTAGCAGGTCCAAATCGTAACCCTCATGAGGGTTATCCTAGCTAGTTGTCTTTTGCTTTTGAATTACCGAACAGCGCGGCGAGCTTGTCTTGTAGTTCCAATTCAATCTGTTCTGGCGTTCTACTTTCTATCGTAACTGTGGTGCTATCATCGAACAGGCCACTGCTCTTGCCTAGCAATTCCAATGCCCGCACTCGTGTGCTAGGTGGATTCTCTAAGTCCAGTGCTTCATCACGCAATCTTTCCAGCACCCATGACTTACGCACTTTTTCCTGGGACTTAACTGCGGTGGCCTTGTCCTGGCGCAACGCCTTGATGTGCGCTTGCACTCGTTCATTCAGTGCTGTCTTGCTCGCCTCCACACGGATGGATGCGTCACTCATTTTCCCTGCCTTGTACGCTTTCCGATAAGCTGATATCTGGCCTTCGCCATCGGCTATGAATCCGGCGAACGCCGCTTGCTTCGGTGTCAGGGTGAAGCCCTGAGACATATAAGTATCCTCCCGCATGGGTTATAACCCCCAAATGTTAAGGTCCATAACTGAACGGGTCAATGTAATATGCTACTAATATATCGTTGACTTTTATGCACTATAGTGTTATCTTTATACCTTAGTAATGTACCTTGTTTCATCGCAACCCTCATGAGGGTTTAACAGTATGGCTAAGGTCTTCGTACCACGTTGTCTGTACCGGCTGAACAGCACCGAAGCTTACAAGGCTTCAAAAGCTAGAAGCCAGCGACAAGCTGACAAGATAATCGCTCCCTATAAAGAACGATTATGGAGCGAGCTTGGATACCGTTGGACAGAGGGTGGTCGCCGCTCCTATACGGACGGATGCGGCACATTCCTACGCACCACCAGCTACTACACCAAGGGTTACACAGACCCCGATCACTTCGATCACAGGGACACCGAATCGTCCCGCGATGTTGCTTCGTTCAATCCTAACGGAGTACCACCAACTAAACCTGATACCACTCCACGCAAGCCAAGACGCAAACGTGTAGGTCGTACACCATATACTTCTGGAGCGGAGATCCAAGCCAGATTGATAGAAGCAAGAGCATTCAAGTTCCAACCCTCATGAGGGTTAACCTATAGGAGGAGATAGCACATGACTGAAGCGGAACAGCTTCGGGCGGGTCGTGCGTACAATCGGATGAACGATAATGAGTGTGGCTCCGATGACGCAGAGCAAGATCCTACTGGAGAAATGGGATGGATGCGGATGACTTTCGTATGTGACATACGAGCCTGCTCAGGTGAGAAACCATACGAAGATTATCTTAGCGAATTAGCATCAGATGTACTGAAATACTCTGAAGATATGGACCGTTACAATCGACTCAACCCTCATGAGGGTTAACCTATAGGAGGTAAGCATGGAGCTATTGATTTTCATAGGCATAGTGCTGTTTGGATTTCTAGGAATTCTACTGTTCGCTGTATCATATGAATCGATACTGGAAGATGCAGTCGAGGAGGAAGTATCACGTTGGCACAATTCAAAAGGAGGATAGCGTGATAGCGCAACTGATCTGCCTTATCATTGTTAGTGGAGCATCTGCCTACATTGGATACCAATTAGGTAAGCGTCATGCCCGTGATAGATGGTTTCAAGTATGGAGTTAACAAGGAGGAGTGATGGATGACTGGTCTGTACCAATAATGCTGTTCATTGTCTGGTCCATATACCTGGGACTGGGTGTGTACATTCTGACATGGGAACACATGTATGAAAAGATCACTGAGGAGCGTCTCAGGGCAGGTAGGATCGGCTCTGAACTAACAAAGGAACGCATGGGGAGGACGTTACGCTGATGTATGGACAAGATCTAGATTTTGTGGTGGTATGTGGAGCATTCATATTCATATGCCTGGTGCTGTTTAGCATAACTGAGTCTGTTATGCAGTCAGCCCGCAAACGTAGGAAGTAGCAGTACCCCGTTCAATCCCAACAAGGGGGGATCATGTTAGGCAATGACCTGACACCAGAAGTTCCCGACTTCTCTGGAAGCGAGGAATGTATTGTCTCTGTGCCCGGCAGTGGAGTGGGTGGAGTTCATATTGTACTCCCCAAATTCCACACCAACGAAGACGTACTCACTGCAATAGTGGACGAGTGCCTCTTTCTCAGAGATCAGTGCGTCAAGCTGATGGGGATGCTTGAAGATCTTGATGCTCGCCTGGGAGAACAAGATAACTCACATGAGGGTTAGGAGGGACCAGTGCTAGGATTCGGACTGTTATTAATACTATTTATTTTCGTCGTCCTTATGATCTGGGAGGATTAGTGATGACAATCGAAGAAATTACCGCATTGCTAGACTGCACTATTGCACAACGGGAGCAGAGATTGCGTGAGCGTGGCTATCACTGCCCAATACTTGAGCATAAGGCTTGGACCCTGAAAAAGGCACTAGAAAAGGAGGCAGTATGAGGCACTCATTTGCAGGTGATGTCAACGATCTATTTGATGAGATCAATAGAGCAGTCAATCTGAGACTGCAATCTGAGCAGTACCGCAGATTCCATAATATTGCCATGGAAAAAGAATTACGGGAAGAGCACAATCAGCTTATGAAAAGCTGTGAGAATATG